TCAGGCGTCGAAGCCAAAATGTCGCCGCTGCGCGCTCCATTCATTAGGAAATGGCGCGGCCAGCGTGGCAAGATCAATTCCGTCGCCCTGTCGGCCGTCAAGAATTGCATCGACGATGTCAGGGGCCAGCAGCGTCATGCGCAGGACCCGGGTCAGATAGCTCAGGCCGATTTTTTCTTTCTCAGCGAGGTCCGACACCGATGTGTAGGCTCCGGTTTCCAGCAGGCGTTTCCAACGAAAAGCCCGGGCCAGGGCCTTCACCACCGTGTTGTCGGTGCGCGGGCGCTGAAGCTGGGCTCCGGCTGGCAGAACCATCTCCTTGCGGCCGCCGCGCTTGGTGATCTGGAAAGGAATGTGGATCGACACTGTCTGGGGAATTGTCACGACCTTGCTCACGCTGCCTCCTCCAGTTCCGGCACCTGCAGTTCCCGGGCCAGCGCATCGAGCCCGTCCACCCTCAGCTTCAGTTCCAGCCCGGCGCTGCCAACGATGACCCGGTCGATCAGTAGCTGCACGATCCGGGCCTGCTCGGCCGGGAATAGTTCATCCCACATTGGGTCCAGATTGATCAGTGCTTCCCGCGCTTGAGCTTCGGTCAATGCGGGCGCGTGTTTGACGGCCTCCTTCCATGCGCCGAGGATGATTTCCGGCTGCCGGAACACGGCCCGCAGTTGATTGACGACCGCGCCTTCGATTTCGGCGGCGGGGACGCGCCCGACCGTGGTGGAGCCTGCTCCATGGCGGAGTAGCGTCTGGCTGACATAGTAGCGGTAGAGCTTGCCGTTCTTGCAGGAGTGGGTCGGTGAAAACGCCCCGCCATCCGAACCCCAGAGTAGTCCCTTCAGCAAGGCAGGCGTATTGGCGCGCGCACGGTTTGCCCGGGTCCGAGGGCTTTCCTTCGTGATGGCGCGCACGGCATCCCAGAGCTCCTGATCAATGATCGCCTCATGTTCGCCGGGATAGCTGTTGCCCTTGTGGACGGCCTCGCCGATGTAGGCCTTGTTGGCGAGCAGGCGGTACAGGTAGCCCTTGGTAATCGTCTTGCCCTGGCGGGTCGTGATACCTCGCTCCCGCAATTCCCGCAGCAGAAGTGTGGCCGATCCGACATCGCGGAACCGCTGGAAAATGTAGCGGACATTGGCCGCCGCCTTTTCATTCACCACCAGTTTGCGGGACACCACGTCATAACCCAGCGGCGGGACACCGCCCATCCAGATGCCCTTGGCGCGGCTGGCCGCGAACTTGTCGCGAATACGCTCGGCGGTTACCTCGCGCTCGAACTGGGCGAAGGACAGCAGGACGTTAAGGGTCAGCCGGCCCATGCTGGTCGTCGTGTTGAACGCTTGCGTCACCGATACGAAGGTCACGTCGTTCCGGTCGAACACTTCGACCAGCTTGGCAAAGTCCATCAGGGATCGCGAGAGGCGGTCGATTTTGTAGACCACCACCACGTCGACCAGCCCGTCCTCGATATCCGAAAGCAGGCGCTTCAGTCCCGGGCGATCAAGGGTGCCGCCGGAAATCCCGCCGTCGTCATACTGGTCACGGACCAGCACCCACCCTTCGGCGCGCTGGCTGGTGATGTAGGCCTCACAGGCCTCTCGCTGGGCATGGAGCGAGTTGAACTCCTGCTCGAGCCCTTCTTCCGAAGATTTGCGCGTGTAGACCGCGCAGCGCAGCTTGCGCGTAATAGGCGTGTTCATGCGGCCCTCCGATGGTCCTTGAGGCCGAAGAATATCCAGCCGTTCCAGCGCGAGCCGGTGACGGCGCGGGCGATTGCGGACAGTGACTGGTAGGGACGACCCTGCCATTCGAAACCGTCCTGGGTGACGGTCACGGTGTGCTCGACGCCTTGCCACTCCCGGATCAGGCGGGTTCCCACGATCGGCTTGAGGTCGGCCCGCACGCGGCGGGTGGTGATGTTGCCGCCGTCGAGCTGTTCCCCCATCTGTTGCAGGCGCCTGACTGTTTCCTGCTTGAGGCCGCCGTAGGCGAGTTCCTGGATGCGATAGGCCAGTCGGCTCTCAAGATAGCGCCGGTTGAAGGCCGGCGGTTCCTCGCTGAACAGCTCGCGCCACTGCTTCTTCAGCTCGGCGACCGGAGCCGCCTTCATGGCGGCCAGGCGGGCAAGTACGGGATCGGGTTTCATTGTGCGTTGCTCCACTGAGTTGGAGGTGCACTACCGCTCTGTTCAGGTGCGAAGTGTAGCGGAAAGTCTCCATCCTCTTCAGATAATTGACCGACATTCCGGAGGTGCAGGCGGGCGAGGCCAAGCCCGAGGACGGCGCACAGCTCATTCCGTCGCTGGGTGGGGGACATGTTGCTCGGTGGCAGCGGATTCGGGCGTTTCACGTGTGGGTCTCCGTCTCTCGTCTGGCTGTGCCGAACGATGGTGCTGAGACGGAAAAGCCAGTTTGCCATGCGGAACGGGACAGGACGCAAGCCGCGCAATCAACAGGGTGTGAACAAGTCCAGAACATTGCCCCTTGCGCGCTGTATCGGTGGCGGCAATGATTGCTGGCGAATCAAGTAATCAGCCTAGCTTGATGAATGGGGGTCGCGTGTCACGAAAAGCGAGTTCTGCAGATCGCCGCGTTCTAGCGCTGACCGAAACGAGGCAGCCTAGCCCAATGAGCGAAATGGTTTTCCTCAATCCGCGCATCCAACTTTACAGCGTCAATATCTGAGCATGGGACGATCTATTTGCGAACGATAGCCCAAGGCAGAATTTTCGGAGACTTATATGGTACGCACGCCGGCCAAAACCTGCCCTAATCTTTCTCGGCTATTCGATGATGCAGAGCCTAGTTTGCTGTCCGGCTTTCTTGAAAGCAAGGTTTTCGAGAGGTTGAGCTGGCTTACGACCTACAAGTTCGATCCGGACAACCCGGACGGGCCGTCCGTTGCTAGAAACATGCTGCAGCTGGAAAAGAAGGACAGGCTGGGCCCGCTTGAGGCCGAAGCAGCGCGAATTGTCACAATCGCCAGCGACCGTGGAGAGTACGTCCTACAAGCTCTGGCGAGCGCCTCGCTCGAACCCGAAGACGCCAAGAAGCTTCTCAATCAGCGTGACAAACTCGCACGAAGCCTCTGGGCTTTTGTGCATCATCACGGCGTCTTTGAAGCGGCGGAAAACAGTCTGCACATGCGGCTGTACCGCCGTTATGACAAGCACTACCAGACCTTCATGGCCGAACCTTCAGTTGATGGCGGCCCGGATGCCGGCGGCGCAGTACTCGATGCGCTTCTTGCCGATCTGAACAAGCGTCTCAATCGCGGCGACGGATACAGCATCGACAGATTCGACATCCCAGCGGACGGCGATGAACCGGCTGCAGAAATGTACCTGCTTTTCCATCCCGATCCTCCCACGAGTGTTCGGGAGATCGATGACGAAGGCAATCGTTCGAGCATCTATTTCCGACCGCCTGGAGAGGCGATGATCGTCTATACCCCATCAACCGGACGGGTGCATGTTCGTGCGGGCAACCGAACGCTGAGGCATACTATCGCCGAGCGCTTTATCGAGACTGCTCTTGATCAGACCTATTCGAACCAGCCCGTTGATTTTCAGGCCTACGACATCTCGCAGTTCCTGAAGGGGTTCGACCTGGTGCCGCCCGAACTCGACGACGTGGTGATAGAGCGCGCGAAGGTGATCCGCGCCGACATCAGCATCGGAAATCTCGCGAACCGTCTCTCGCTTTCCACTACCATCAGCCAGGACATCTCAGCGGTCATCGAAAGCCAAACCGGCCTTCCGAAGATTTTCGAGCAGGCGATCGCGATCCGGTTGATCGAGATCGCAGTGCGATATCGCCGTGCAGGGCGAGAATATGCCCAGACTCTCGACTTCACGATTACCGACCGCAACACAAGCAGCCTTCTCAGCGTCGAAGACCCTTTTGAACGGGTTCTTGGCCATCGCCTGCTAAGACACTGGAATATCCTCCGGGAGGGTCGCGCGCCAGGCGATGAGGAAGGCATGGCTGTGTTGCCAGCGTTGCTGGCCATCTGGGACATCGGGGCAGACAAGGTCACCGGCGCATGGCTTCTGGATCGTGGTGTCGATCCAGGCCTCCTGACCGAACTGGGCTTTCTTGTGCCCGCCGGTTGGGAAGGCGACGATCTGATCGACGATGAAGACGAGGTAGGGCCGGTTGCAGCCGAGGTGATTGTCCGGGTCGAAAAGGCAGATGCTGAGGGTGAGGCTCACAAGGTAGCGGACCTAAAGGTTATCGAGGGACATGTGACGCCTGCCGGCAACCCGGATCGTTACAGGATTTATCGGGTGCGCGACGACTGGGTTGCTCAACACCTGAAGGAACGCCTTGAACAAGCGCTCGATGCGCCCGCTATCGAAAAGCTGACTGACCATCTCCTCTACCTCGGAACACTGGGTGTCGATGGCGGCGATGTTCCGATCTACCTCGCGCGTGGCCTCGACCGGGAAAAGGTCAGGTCTGCCATCGATACTGAGCTTCGCGCGCGCCACAATCTCGGTATCGGACTGGTTCTGCAAGCCGGCAACGCCCCGGGACCGTGTCTGGCAGCTAACGTTCTGACGCCGCTTGCCGATCAGATCGACAGTAAACAGCCGGAAATCGCGCTCGTCGCAGACAAACTCCGGTCCGTGTTTCGACGGCACCGGATCTTGGCTCGCGGGGGTCAGGCGGTCGAACTCACCCGAGCCGGGGAAAGCATCGCGACACTGTTCGTTCCCGGGAAAGGCAGCATCGACATCACCGGCGAGAACCGGATTGAGGTCATCAAGCGGCTGGTCGATGCCCACAATGCAGGGCCAATGCCGATGGCAACAGAAGGCCTCGTCAAGGGAATCGCGGAGGACCAGTCTCTGTCGAACATTTTCAAGCAGCCACTGTGGGATAAGCTGAAAGCTAACTTTCTCCGAAGCCCCGGAAAAGGGAAATGGGAGATCGCCATCTGATGGCTGGCTCCGATCCGGCTCCGATTGGGGGGTCTGACTAGCTCCGATTCGTGACGTCATTGGGTGTGCTCCCTGAAACGAGGAGCACCCCGATGACGACTCCCTACCTCTCCCGCCGCGTGGCCAATCAGAGCCACAACGCCGGCACGCCCCCTTCCAACACTCAACGTGAATGGCGCTGCAACAGCTGCGCCAAGCTGCTCGGCGTCTGCCGTGACAGCCAGATGCACCTGCGCTTTGCGCGGGGCCACGAATACCTCGTGGGCTTCCCTGTGGTGGCCACCTGCCGCGGTTGCGGTTCGCTGAACACAGTGACCGGTCCCGCGCTGCGCTGAGGCGCGAACACTCTCCAAAATCCCAAAAACGCAGAGGCGCTCGACGCCCTGACCTGGCCGGAAGGAGGCGCTGGACGCCCGGCCGCAAGGCAGGCGTCCAATGTCCTTCACGTGGCACGATTTCCACGGGAATCTCATGCATTCTTCTTCCACCCTCAACTTCCAGCGCGGCTTCGCCACGGTCCGTACCAGCCACGGCGCATTGACCCGTTTTCCGGATCCGGCGGCATTGCTGGATCACCTCCATCGCGGCGATGCGCCCGCAGACAAAAAGAACACCATCCTGACTGGGCTGATCGAGAGCGCCAAATCGAACGACCGTGCCGGGGACTGTGCTCTTACCCTTGTGCTGCTTGCGCTCTGGCCCGGACTGGATGGCGTCTTTCGGCGTTCCCGCGCCCGACGCCTCGGCCAGATTGACGAACTTGCCTCCGAGATTCTTGGGCGTGCCACGGCCGCGATCAGGGATCTTGATCTGTCGAAGGTCAACTGGATTGCTGCGACCATCATCAAGAACGTCGAACGGGACATCCTCCGGTCGCACAATCGGGAAGCCGCACGCCAGGGCATACAGGATGAGTTCGACACTGACCTGCACGGCGGGATCGCAGATTTCGTTGATCCCGACCTTTCACCGGAACGCCTGCTTGCCGAGCTGACCGACCTCATCGGAGTCGATGCAGAACTGGTCCTGCGCGTCGTGATCGATGGCTACACCCAGGCCGAGGCCGGCAAAGAAATCGGCCTGTCGGAACCGGCCGCGCGCAAGCGGTTCCAGCGCGCTCTGAAGCGGCTTCGTGACCACGCCGAACAAAAGTCCTGACCCCGCTGTCCCGCCCGGTGCGTGCCGTTGGCTTTTCAAATTCGGACGCACCGATCGTCCATCCAAACACAGGAAGTCCCAGTTGATGAGCCATACCACCGCCATCCCGACTGAGCCTCTGAAGCGGATCCCCGGCCTCTACCGTCGCTGGGAGTTGCCGGAAATCTTCGAGGTTCAGCGCCGGTATCACATCGAAGAAGCCGGCACCCACGCCGACGGCACCCCGCTGTTGGCCGTCTACTCCAGCGAACCTGAGGTCGATGCCCAGGCCAGCGATTTCCCCGAATGAGAGGTCTCGCCATGTTGTTCCCGAACCCGATCGCGCGTCTGCGCAAGTCCCATTACGCCCTCGAAGACCTGCCTGACGCAGTCACCTTCCCGAAGCACCCGGCCCGCGAAAGCGATGAACCGCTGCCGCTCGAAGATGCGACCGTCGATGATATCGCCTTCGCCATCGTCGCTGCCGACCAGGAAAGCATCGCTGCCTCGAACCGCGCCTCGGCCCTGAAGCGCCTTTACAAGATGGCCCGCGAGGCCGGCGCCATCGGTACCGACCCGGCCGTGAAGTCGGCGCTCAAGGGGAGTGCGAGCTGATGGCTATCTCGCTTGCCTCCCTGCAGACGTCGAGCACGCTGCGTCCGCCCCGTATCCTGATGCATGGCGTGCACGGCGTCGGCAAGACGACCTTTGCAGCGGGCGCCGATGCCCCGGTCGTCATCATGACCGAAGACGGCCTTGGCATGCTCAAGGTGCCGCACTTTCCGCTAGCGACGAGCTATGCGGATGTCGTCGAGGCGCTCGACGCCCTGCTGAGCGAAGATCACCCCTATCATACGGTGGTCATCGACAGCGTCGACTGGCTGGAACCGCTGGTCTGGGCCGAGACCTGCCGCCGCAACGGCTGGGCGTCGATCGAAGCGCCCGGCTTCGGCAAGGGCTATGCCGAGGCGCTGACGGTCTGGCGCGAATATCTCGATCGCCTGAACACCCTGCGCGATCGCCGCGGCATGGCCGTCGTCCAGATCGCCCACACCGACATCAAGCGCTTCGATAGCCCCGAGCACGAGCCTTATGACCGCTACGTCATCAAGCTCCAGGCCCGCGCTGCGGCCCTGCTGCAGGAGCACTGCGACGTCGTGCTTTTTGCCAACTACCGCATGTCCATCACGAAGGCGGACGTTGGCTTTAACAAGAAGGTCGCTCGGGCCCTCGGCTCCGGTGAGCGCGTCCTGCACACCGCCGAGCGTCCGGCCTTCCTCGCCAAGAACCGCTACGGCCTGCCCGACACCCTTCCGCTCGACTGGAAGGCCTTCGTCGCGGCCATGCCTCAGCCCGAACAGTCCTGATCCGGAGTTTTCTCAATGGCACGTTTTGACACCGCATTCGATGCGACAGGCATCGAACCCACCACCGGCTACGATGTTCTTCCCGCCGGCAAGTACCGCGCCCAGATCGTCGAGAGCGAAATGCGCGTGACCCGCAACGGCATGGGCCAGTTCCTCTGGCTGATGCTCGACATCATCGAGGGCCAGTACCAGGGACGCAAGTTGTTCGACCAGCTCAACCTCGTGAACTCGAACCCGCAGACGGTCGAGATTGCGCAGCGCACGCTGTCGGCCATCTGCCACGCGACCGGCAAGCTGCAGGTCAACGACAGCGTCGATCTGCACCTGGTGCCGATGACGATCCAGGTCGGGGTGAAGCCGCCCAAGGACGGTTACTCGGAAAAGAATACGATCCGCTACCTCGTCCCGGAAAAGACCACGCCCGCGGCGCCTGTCTATCAGGCCGCGCCCATGGCCTCGCAGACTCCGGCCGCTCCGGCTGCTGCTCCCTGGAACCGTAACGGCTGACCTCTGCAGGCCGCTGCGGGAAATCGCGGCGGCCTCGGCCAGACAAAGAGACTGACCATGACTGAACCGCTCAACGCGGCCCCTGTGGCCGCGAACGCCCCCGGCTTGCCTGAAAAACAGCGCCGCCTGATCGAACTCGACGACGCGATCGCCAAGATCCGCACCCAAATCGCGACCGCCGATCTGACCCGCCAGACGCATGGGAAACCCATCGACCCCGTCTGGTTCAACCGCGCTCGTACCGCGCAGCGCCACCTCTACCGGGAACGGGCTGAACTGCTCGCCGACGGCAGCGGCTGGCACCGCCGCAACAAGGTCAAGGACGCGCTGATCGACATCCTGCGCGCCCGCCATGATCCCGAGGTCTGGGCCGAGCTTCTCGCCGAAGCGCGTGCCCGCAGCGAAGCGGAGGATCTGTGATGGCAGAACTTCCCGCCCCGCCGACGCCGACCCTGACGGCGATCTACTCGGCCTATGAAAACCGCCAGGGTGACGGCTTCCGTGAGCACCTCGGTGCATCTCTGATCGGCAAGTCCTGCGGCCGCGCGCTGTGGTTCGATTTCCGCTGGGTCACGCCTTCGCGCTTTTCCGGCCGAATGCTTCGCCTGTTCGAAACCGGACAGCGCGAAGAAGACCGGATCGTCGCCAATCTGCGCTCGACCGGCGCCACTGTACTGGAAGTCGATCCCGAAACCGGTCGCCAGTTCAGGGTCGAAGCCCATGGCGGCCATTTCGGCGGTTCGCTTGATGGCGCTGCCCTTGGGCTGCTGGAAGCGCCGAAGACCTGGCACGTGGTCGAGTTCAAGACCCATTCGGTCAAAAGCTTTGCAGATCTCGTTGCCAAGGGTGTCGTGAAATCGAAACCCCAGCACGCGGCCCAGATGCAGATCTACATGCACCTGACCGGGCTGACCCGCGCCATGTACGTCGCGGTCTGCAAGGACACTGATGCGCTGCATATCGAACGGATCGAAGCCGATCCTGCTGAGGCGACCCGGTTGCTCGACAAGGCCAAACGCACCATTGAGGCCCAGCATCCCCCAGCCAGGATCAGCGATGATCCGACCTGGTTCGAGTGCCGCATGTGCTCGCACCACTCGGCCTGCCATGCCGGAGAGGCCGCAGCGGTCAACTGCAGGACCTGCCTGCATTCCACGCCGGTCGACGGTGGCTGGCACTGCGCCCGTCATGACCGCAAGCTTGATCCCCAGGACCAGCGCCGCGCCTGCCCCCGCCATCTCTTCATTCCTGATCTCGTCCCCGGAACCGTCACCGACGCCGGCGAGGATTTCGTCGCCTACCGCATGGCCGACGGCTCCGACTGGCTGAACGACGCGCGCCAGAAGGAGGCCGCAAATGCTTAAGCTCCGCCCCTATCAGCAGTCGGCAATCGCCGCGATCTACAGCTACTTCGAAGATAAGAAAGGCAATCCCCTGGTGGTCATCCCGACCGCTGGCGGCAAAAGTCTGGTCATGGCCTCGTTCATCGACGGGGTTCTCAAGGCCTGGCCTGACCAGCGCATTCTGGTCGTGACCCACGTTCGTGAACTCATCGCCCAGAACCATGCCGAGATGCTGGGCCTCTGGCCGGACGCACCCGCCGGCATCTATTCTGCCGGGCTTGGCCGCCGCGATGCCAAGGCGCGCATTTTGTTCGCCGGGATCCAGTCGATCCACCGCCGCGCGGCCGAAATTGGCCACTGCGATCTCATCCTGATCGACGAAGCCCATCTGATCCCGGGCAAGGCGAGCACGATGTACCGCCGCTTTTTGGACGCCATGACGGCGATCAACCCGAAGCTGAAGGTGATCGGGCTGACAGCCACGCCGTACCGTCTTGATTCCGGGATGCTCCACGAAGGGGAGAACGCGCTGTTCACCGACATCGCCTACGAGGTGTCGGTCCGCGACCTCATCATGGCGGGCTATCTCAGTCCGCTGATGTCCAAGCAGCCGAAGACCAAACTTGATGTGACCGGCGTCGGCACGCGCGGCGGTGAGTTCATCGCCCGCGATCTCGAAAAGGCCGTCGACCAGGACGCAATCACCAAGGCCGCCGTCGGTGAGATCATCGCCTACGGAAAGGACCGGAAGTCGTGGCTGGCCTTCTGCTCGGGCGTCAGTCACGCGACCCACGTTGCCGAAGAATTCCGCCGGTGCGGGATCAGTTGCGCCACGATCTTCGGCGATACCCCCAAGGACGAGCGTGACCGCATCATCGCCGATTTCAAGGCCGGCAAGATCCGCGCGCTGGCATCGATGGGGGTGTTGACGCCCGGCTGCAACGCCCCGGCCGTGGACCTGATCGCCATGCTGCGCCCGACCAAGTCGGCCGGACTGTACGTCCAGATGGCTGGGCGCGGCACACGGCTGGCGCAAGGCAAGGACAACTGCCTCGTCATGGACTTCGCCGGCAACGTGAAACGTCACGGCCCGATCGACCTCGTGAAGCCGAAGCGGCCGGGCTCGGGCGACGGTGACGCGCCGGTCAAGCTCTGTCCGGATTGCGACAGCATCGTCGCCGCTGCGGCGCTGGAATGTCCGGATTGTGGCTATCTCTTCCCGGCCCGCCAGGTGAAGCTGGCGCCCACCGCGTCGACACTTGCCGTGCTTTCGTCCGGTAAGCCCAAGGGGCCGCAATGGCTCCAGGTCTCCAACATCTCCTACCAGCGTCATGAAAAGCCGGGTGGCCGCCCTTCGCTCAAGGTCACCTATCAGTGCGGCCTTGGCTGGCACCACGAGTGGATCTGTCTCGAGCACACTGGCTACCCCCGCACCAAGGCCGAGGCATGGTGGCGTGAACGGGCGCCGGGCATTCCTGTGCCGCGCTCGGTCTATGCGGCTCTCCAGCTGGTCCACCGTCTGCGCCGCCCCAGTCACATCGCTGTGCGCCCGTCGGGCAACTACACCGAAATCACCAAGGCAAGGTTCGACACATGCCATACGCCAACCCCGGGCTCTGCTCGGTCTGCCATCGCGAACCCCGCGGCTTCGGCTGGTTCGTCCCGCACTACCGGGTCTCCGATCCCCGCCGGGACGAAAGCCGCAAGTATCTTTGCAGCCGTGTCTGCCAGGAACTCTGTCACCGGAGGCAGGGCATGATCAACACCAGCCGCAATGAACAGGCCGCCATGGTCAAAGGCGGCCAGGCCGGTGGCCGCTATCTCGAAAAGATCGGCAAGACCGACCTTGTGGCACTGACTGACGCCGAGTGGTCCGCCTTCGTCGAGCATCTCATCACCGGTTACTGCGACCACCTTCGCGAGCTTGCCGCCGACCTGTCGGAGTGCCCCTTCTGATGAACACGTCCTTCATGGCGCGCCATGGTTCGCGCCTTCTCGCCAACGGCTATACTATCCTGCCCATCGCGCCCGGCGGCAAGAAGCCGGGCCGGTATCAACGCGGCGCATGGGTCGACTATCCCGAATGGAACCGTCATGCCGAGCGGTCTACGACCGAGGTCGAGGTTTCCACATGGTCTGCATGGCCGGACTGCGGCATTGGCATTGTCGGCGGCGGCGTGGCTGCCGTCGACATCGATATCCTGACAGACCCGGACCTTGCGCTCCGGATTGAGCAGCTCGCCCGCACCAGGCTGGGCGACACCCCGGCGCTGCGGATTGGCCGGGCGCCGAAACGCCTGCTGGTCTACCGAACAAGTGCGCCGTTTCGCGGCATTCGCCGGGCCCCGCTCGAGGTGCTGTGCCTTGGCCAGCAGTTCGTGGCTTACGCTGATCATCCCGATACCGGACAGCCCTACGCCTGGCCCGAGGAAGGCTTGTCCGAACTCGATCTCGATAGCCTGCCGGTCATCGATGCAGAGATGGCCGCGGCGTTCATGGATGAGGCACTGGCGCTGGTCCCGCCTGAACTGCGGCCATCCAGTCTGACCTCAGTCTCTGCCAGCACCCCGGCGGTTCCGGCGCATGCGCAAGCCGGCACACAGGACGCGATCCGCGCCGCGCTTCAGTATCTGCCCAACAGCGATCTCGACTACGACAGCTGGGTGCGGATTGGCATGGCGATCAAGGGCGCGCTCGGCGATGACGGGAAGGACCTGTTCACGGGCTGGTCTGATCAGGCTGTGAAAAACGTCGCCGCTACGACCGAGAAGGCATGGGGCAGTTTCCGCCCGGACCGCATTGGTGCTGGCTCGATCTACCACCTTGCCATGGAACGGGGCTGGAAGCCGGATCCAGGCCTGGTCCTCGACGGCAGCCAGCCTGGGGATGAAATTCACCCGGCATCTGGCCTGCTAGCCCGGCTCGATACCACGGCCCCGGCTACTGAGGATGCGCCGCCGCCCAAATTTGCGCTGACGATCCCGGGCGGACTGGTCGGTAAGCTGACTGATTACATGCTATCGACCGCTCGCCGGCCTCAGCCGCTGCTCTCGCTTGGCGCCAGCCTCTGCGCAATCGGCGCACTGATGGGGCGGCTCTACCGTACCGAAAGCAACCTGAGGTCGAACCTCTACGTGGTGGGCATTGCGGACAGTGGCTCGGGCAAGAACCACTCCCGCGAAATCATCAACGAGGTGCTTTTCGAGGCCGGGCTCGCCAATCATCTGGGCGGCAACAAGATCGCGTCCGGCGCGGGGCTGCTGACCGCGTTGCATCGCCAGCCCGCGATCCTGTTCCAGATTGACGAGTTCGGCATGTTTCTCTCGGCAGCGGCAGACCGCAAACGCAGCCCGCGCCATATCACCGAGATCCTCGACAACATGACCGAGCTTTACACCTCGGCCGGTGGGATCTTCCTGGGTGCGGAATATGCCAATCGCGACGGCACCAAGGAGCGGCGCGACATCGTCCAGCCTTGCCTCTGCGTTTACGGCACGACGACCCCCATGCACTTCTGGGGCGCGCTGCAAGGGGCCAATGTGGTAGACGGCTCGCTCGCCCGCTTCCTGATCCTGCCCAGTGACGAGGACTACCCCGACGAAAACGTCGCTGTCGGGCTCCGCACCCCGCCACCGGACCTGATCGCGGGCCTGCAACTGCTGGCGTCTGGTCCCGGCCAGCAACGCGGCAATCTTGCCGGCACGACCTCGGGGCCGCAGACCGCTGTGGTGTTGGCCACTGTGCCGATGACCGATGATGCGCGTGCCCGTTTCAAGTCGCTGAGCGGGGAGCTGACCGACGAATTGCGGGCGGCTGCAGGCACCGCCTTTACAGCCATCCTTGCGCGCATCGGTGAGATCTCGCTGAAGCTCGCGCTGATCGTGGCAGTGGGCAATGATCCGGTGGCTCCCGTCATCACGATCGATGACGCGGACTGGGCCATTGCCTTCGTGCGTCACTACGCCCAGCGGGCAATGGATGCGGTGGACCGCCATGTCGCAGATACCGAGACCGAGGCTCACCTGAAACGGCTGCGTGAACTGATCCGGGCAGCCGGCGCCAAGGGCATCACCAAGTCTGAACTGACCCGCAGCTCCCAGTGGCTCAAATCCCGGGACCGCGACGATATCATCCAGACCTTGATCGAGAGCGGAGACGTGACGACGGGCATGCGCAGTTCGGCCACCAGGCAGGCCATGGTCTACAGACTGGCGCGCTGGTCGGGTAATTGGCGGGACGCGAGTGGCCAAAAGGTCGCCACACACCACCAAGGGCCATCGTGATGCATCCATCCCCTCTGGATGGTCCTTCAATGGCCCAATATCCGTCAAAAGCAGCTTTATGGCATCCAAGCGCATGGATTTACGAAATAAAATCGGATTTCGGAGAAAGCTCAATCTTTCAAGGGGTGCCTTATATATCCCCTCGCGTACGCGCGCGTTTTAAAGATAGAGAGGCGTACCCCTATAAAAATAATAATAATTGAAATATTATATATTCCCTAGCCTACTCAAGGGGTTGGGCGCTCCAATGTTTCAATCGGCCCAGCTGAAACCCCATGAAGATTTCCGGCGGCAGTGTCCGCCCGAATGACGACCTGACCAGACCCGCTTCGGGTCCGGGCGAGCTGCCAGCCTTCACCGGCCCAGTCCTCGCCCCGACCGCCCCACACGAAGAGGAGGTCGTCATGACCCTGCCTGAAATGCAGGCCGTTGCCTGCCCCAATCCGGCTCAAGCCAACGTCGGCGGAACGATCCGCCGCGGAGCCATCCTTGCCCTCGACCTTGGCACCAGCGCCGGCTGGGCGCTCCAGTTGTCCGATGGCCACATCAGCACCGGGACTGTGTCGCTGAAACACACCCGCTACGACGGTGGTGGGATGCGCTACCTGCGCTTCCGGCGCTGGCTCGAGCAGCTGGATCTCGATGCAGGGCCGATCGAAGCGGTCTACTTCGAGGAAGTCCGTCGGCACGCCGGCACCGACGCCGCCCATGTTTATGGTGGTCTGCTGGGTATATTGACCGCGTGGTGCGAGGAAACGCTGGTGGCCTATCAGGGTGTGCCGGTCGGCACGATCAAGCGGTTCATCACCGGCAAGGGCAATGCCGACAAGGCGGCCGTCATCGCGGCCGTCCAGGCAAAGGGCTTTGCCCCGGCCGACGACAACGAGGCTGATGCCATCGCGATCCTGCTCTGGGCCATCGAGACCCGGGGAGGTGTCCGGTGAGCGCGGCCGGTTTCCTGAAGCGCGTGGCGCAAGTGCTCGAGGATCGCAGTGCGACCTACGGCGATCCCAAGACCCAGATGGATGCGATCGCTCGGCGCTGGTCGATAACCCTCGGCACGCCTGTCACCGCCCAGCAGGTGGCGCTGTGCATGATTGACCTGAAACTTGCCCGCTTGGCGCACGACCCCAGCTACGCAGACGGGCCCATCGATGTGATCGGCTATGCGGCGCTCATCCCGGAGATCATCCGTGGCACGCGGTCGTAAGCGCAAGGGGGGCCGCCGCCATCCCTGCGGCAAGCTGGTGCAACCGGGCAAAGCCGAGACCATGCGGGAAGTCACGGCGACCGTTCTGGATGCCCGCCAGCGTCAGTACGGCGTCACCGCAAGGCAGGCCAAGGACGAGCGTCTGGGCTCGGCGATCGGCCGGCTGGCATTCGCTGGCAAGATCACGGCTGAGCAATTGGCAGCTGCGGAGCTCTATGGTGACCTCATGGCTCGCAACCGGGCGGTCATGGGACTGCCGCCGATCCACCCGCATTCCGCTACCGGCTTGCTTCTCGATGAAGGGATCTTCGGCCGCAGTCTCACGGAGTACGATCCGGACTACGTCGAGAAGATCCGCAAGCGGGCAGCGGCGGCCATCCTGATGCTGCGGACTGCTGACCACGATGCCATCGCCGCGACCGGTCGGCGACCGAGCATGCTTGTCCACGCGGTGGTCTGCTACGAGGTGGATGCCGCAGGCTGGGGAGACGCGGACCTGCGTAATCTGGCGCACGGGCTCGAAGGTCTGGTCACCCTGTTCGGTATCAACAGGGACAGTTCGCTGCCAGTATCGTCCGCCTAGCGGTTGACCTAACAAACTGTGATTCAACGATAAAAATACAATTCAGCATTGACGGGAGCATTGCTCTACTGTAGATGTTTCCGAAATGTAGTGATGCGAGTTGCGCCCGGGGCTTACCAGCTTCCGGGCGTTTCTCGTTGCAGGCGTTGCGCAATGGCTGAACGACTTCGGGGACGCCAAGGCATGGTGCAGCGCCTGCGTCGATTAAGGGCGGAACCCCTCTGCCGTGATTGCGCTTCTGTCGGGATTGTCCGCGAGGCGACCGTCCCTGACCACATCGTGCCGCTGGCTCATGGCGGATCGGACGAGGACAGCAACATCCGCTGTCTTTGCGCCGAATGCCATATCAGACGGACTGCGGAACAGTTCGGGCTGCGCCGAAAGGTGCGGATCGGACCCGACGGGTGGCCGATCGGGTGACCGCCCCATGGGGGGTATCGCAAAGTCTGGCGGTTTCAGGCGGGACACCGCGCTTGGCCCAAATTTCACGCAACCGCGAAACTCGAACCGGGGGTCAGAAAGCAGAAAGTCGCAGAATTCGGTCGAATTGACTGGATAGTCGCCGCGATAAGAGCAGTAGTCGCATCACGGAAACGGAGCGATGCAAATGACCAACTCGACCTTGCCAACCGCCAACGAAGTCTGGGGCTTTTATGGCACCTGCGGCGCCTTCGCGGATCCCGAGGACGCCTGGACGATCGCCTTCCCGGCGGTGCTGGCGGCAACTGATGGCACAGCCGATGGGGTTCGGGATTTTCTCGACAGCCGCCATGGCCGCCACTTCGCAGATGACGTCCACAACGGCGTGCATGCGGGGCTGGATTTAAGCGTGGCTATTGAATCGGCGATAACCCGCTGGATGGGATGGACCATCGACCGGGAAACCGCACGCGAGATCGCGATACCCAAAGGGCTGCCCTACCTGAAGGGCTTCGTTCTCTACTTCAGCCTGAAGGCACAAGCTGCCTAGGTCTTTTCCAAGGATGAGCATGTATGCCGCTACCGACCACCGGAGCGATCTCACTCAGCGCCGTGGCAGCTGAGATCGGCCGCGCAGCGGGCAGTGCAATTTCTCTGGGTGAGACAGCGGTTCGTAATTTGGCGGGCATCGCAACCGGGGCGATTTCGCTATCACAGCTTTACGGGAAATCATCGGTTACGTTTTCGCCTGTAGGCGGAGCAAGCAGTGCCTCGCCTGTCTACTTGTCAGACTGGCGGTCCGGTGGCGGCGCTGCACAAGTTACCATTTTCTGCAGTCAGGCAGCGGTGTGGGTCCATTCGCGGAGCGGAACTTACGGGGCGGCCAGCGTCGCGTCGGGCGGCTCGGCAACTTCGATCACATTTTCATTGGCCAACAATGGCTATACCGTTCGCGAGTCGACTTGGACAGTGAGCGGTACCGTTGGCGGTGTAACCCAATATTGGCAGGTAACTTTGACCAACGACGGTCTGGCCTAGTGGTGGGCCCAGCATAACTCAAAGCCGCCCGCCGAAATTTACTGACCTTCAAATCATTGCCGCGAGCCAAAAGGCTACCGCGGCCAATCCCTCTTCAAGGACATCTATGGATCAGAACTGGCCGGCCCAGAGCAGCGAGCTCTGGCCGATAGAGAAGATCACGCCCTATGCGCGCAACTCCCGCACGCACTCGGACGAGCAGGTCGCGCAAATTGCCGCCTCGATCCGCGAATGGGGCTGGACCAATCCGATCCTCGTCGATGAAGACGGCGGTTTGATCGCAGGACACGGACGTTTGCTCGCCGCCCGCAAACTAGGCCTGACCCAGATCCCGACCATGGTCGCCAAAGGCTGGAGCGAAGCCCAGAAGAAGGCTTATGTCATCGCCGACAACAAGCTGGCGTTAAATGCCGGCTGGGACCTTCAGCTCTTGGCCGTCGAACTTGGCGATCTGCAGGGGTTTGACTTCGACCTGATGCTGACCGGCTTCTCGGACGACGAACTGTCGAAGCTGCTGGCAGAAAAGACCGAGGGCAACACTGACCCCGATGAGATCCCGGAAGCGCCAATCGACCCTATCGCCAAACCCGGCGACGTCTGGCTGCTCGGCAAGCACCGGCTGGTCTGCGGCGACAGCACCGATGCCGACACCGTCACCAAGGCGCTGAACGGTGTCTCACCCCACCTGATGGTCACTGATCCACCATACGGCGTGGAGTATGACCCCGCCTGGCGTGAGAAGGCCGGCGTGGCCGCTTCGGGCACTGCCAAGGGCAAGGTGCTCAACGACGACAAGGCCGACTGGCGCGAAGCCTGGGCACTGTTCCCAGGCGACGTCGCCTATGTCTGGCACGCTGGTCTTTATGCCGGTGTGGTCGGCGACAGCCTGGCGGCATGCGATTTGATGCTCCGTTCCCAGATCATCTGGGACAAGGGGCAGCTCGTGCTGTCGCGCGGCGACTATCACTGGGAGCATGAGCCCTGTTGGTATGCCGTGAAGAAGGGAGCCAAGGGCCACTGGGCCGGTGACCGTAAGCAGACTACCGTCTGGCACATCGCCAAGCCCAAGAAGAACGAGACCGGTCACGGAACCCAGAAGCCAGTCGAGTGCATGAAGCGCCCGATCGAGAACAACTCCAGTCCGGGTCAGGCGGTCTACGAGCCGTTCTCGGGCTCGGGCACCACGATCATTGCCGGTGAGATGACCGGCCGCGCTGTCCACGCCATCGAGCTCAATCCCGCTTACATCGATGTTGCCGTGAAGCGCTGGCAAGATTTTACGGGCAAAGCCGCGACCCTCGAGGGTGACGGCCGGACCTTTGACGAGATTGCAGGCGGGAGAATAGCTGAGGCTGCATGATTACCGGCAGAAAGCCGAAGCCCACGCAGCTGAAGCTTGTCACGTCCAACCCCGGCAAACGGCAGGTCAATCGCAAGGAAGCCAAGACTAAGGCCGTTATTCCGATGCCTCCCCACCATCTGACCGCTGATGCGGTCGAGGAATGGAACCGGGTGGCGACCGAGCTCTACAACCTCGGGATCCTCTCCGAGATCGATCGGGCAGCCCTTGCTGCCTACGCCATGGCTTACGGCCGCTGGGTCCAGGCTGAACGCGCGATCGCGAAGATGGCCGAGAAGGACCAGCTGACCGGCGGCCTCATGATCAAGACATCGAACGGCAACGCGGTCCAGAACCCGCTGGTGGGCACCGCCAACAAGGCGGCGGCGGACATGATGCGTTACGCCGCAGAATTCGGGATGACGCCGAGTGCCAGGAGCAGGATCGCGGCCCAGCCGCCAGAAGAAGGCACTGACCCCGCCGACCGCTTCTTCGCCTGACCGGACGCTAGCTTATGCGACTACGGTGGTCTCGGGCGAGATTGTCGCCGGGCCGCACGTGCGCAATGCCTGTAAACGGCACATTGCGGATCTGAAGCGCAAGGACGGCATCTGGTTCGACCACGATGCGGCCAATCATGCCTTCGCCTTCTTCGAGGAGGTGCTGAAGCTTTCCGAAGGCCAGTTCGAAGGCCAACCGTTCCAGCTCCAGCCAAGCCAGGCGTTCATCGTCGGCTCGCTGTTCGGCTGGAAGCGCAGGGACGGTCGCCGCCGCTTCCGCCGCGCCTACATCGAGCAAGGCAAGGGCAACGGAAAATCGCCCGTTGCTGGCGGGATTGGCATTTACGGGATGACCGCTTGCCAAGAAGCCGGCGCACAAATTTACGCGGCAGCGGCCAAGAAAGAACAGGCCAACATCCTGTTTCGCGACGCTGTGCGGATGGTCCGGCAATCGCCGGCGCTGGCACGGCGGTTGGAGTTCTCGGGCGGACCGGGGCGCGAGTTCAACATCGCGCATCTGTCCTCGGGCAGTTTCTTCCGTCCGGTGTCGCGCGATACCGGCAAGACCGGCTCGGGCCCGAGGCCCTATTTCGTGCTGGCGGACGAGGTCCACGAGCTTCCGGACCGTTCGATCATCGAGATGCTGGAGCGCGGATTCAAGTTCCGCCGTGATCCGTTGCTGTTCATGATCACGAACTCCGGCTCGGACCGCAATTCCGTCGCATGGGAGGAACACGAACACGCCATCCGGGTGGCGGCTGGCAATCCCGATGCGGTGACCGACCCGACCTTTCTGGGCCAGGTCCTCGACGACACAACGTTCAGCTATGTTTGCGGGCTCGACGAGGGCGACGACCCGCTGACCGACCCCAGCTGCTGGATTAAGGCGAACCCGCTGCTGGGCGTCACGATCACGGAGCAGTACCTCTCGGAAGTAGTGGCACAGGCTAAGGCCATCCCGGGGCAATTGAACGGCATCCTGCGCCTGCACTTCTGTGTGTGGACTGATGCTGAGACCGCCTGGATGGCCCGGGCCACGCTCGAGCCGCTATTGGCAGAATTCGAACCCAAGGTCGGCCAATCGGTTTGGCTCGGTCTTGACCTTAGCCAGAACCGGGATTTGACTGCGCTGGCCGCTGTTCAGCGGAGTGGTGAGAAGGACGGCAAACCCTGCTTTGATGCATGGGTCGAAGTCTGGACGCCGGGCGATACGCTGTCTGCCAGGGTGCTGCGAGACAAGCAGCCCTACGACCTCTGGGTCGCGGATGGATTTCTGAATGCACCTGCCGGCGAGAACATCAGCTTTCGTCATGTGGCGCAGGCGCTCGCCGAGATGGCCTCGGACTTCCGGGTCGAGGCAGTCGCCTACGACCGATACGCTTTCAGGCGGTTCGAAGTGGAGGTCGCCGAACTCGGGCTCGACCTCGCGTTTGTCGAACACCCGCAGGGCGGCACCAAGCGGGCCAAACCGGCCGGCGAAATGACCGAAGGCCTCTGGATGCCGGGCTCATTGCGACATCTCGAAGAACTGATCCTTGAGGGCCGCATCCGGCTCAAACGCAATCCGGTCCTCATCTCGGCAATGATGTCGGCGGTTACCGAGACCGACCGCTGGGACAACAAGTGGCTCTCCAAACAGCGGGCCATCAACAAGATCGACGCAGCGGTGGCGCTGTGCATGGCAGTGGGGGCAGCGATGGCAGGCGACACCTCCGGTTCCATTGATGATTGGCTGAAGAGCCTCGCATGAACCTATTTCAAAAGGCGATTGGCTACCTCGCGCGCTCCATCGGCCTCACGGATCCACGGCTGGTCCAGGCAGTCGGTGGCCGTACAACCACGACCGGTGAACTGGTATCGACCAGCTCCGTGCTCGGGCTCGCCTCAGCCTGGGCCTGCGTCAACTTGCTCGCCGGCACCATCGCATCACTGCCACTCATGGTCTACCGGACCAAAGGCGGAGCGCGGACAGTCGCAACAGATCATCCGCTCTACAGGATCCTGCATGACAGCCCGAACGCCGACCAGACCGCGGTCGACTTCTGGGAGTTTATCTGCGCCTCGATTGAACTGAACGGTAATGCCTATGCCGAGATCATCCGGGGCAGCAATGGCCGGGTGGTGGCGCTGAGCGTTCCCATCGCACCGGAATTGATGACGGTCCGTCGTCTGCGCGATGGCAGCCTCGAATATGAGTGGTCGGACAATGGGGTTCGCTCCATCGCCCAACAGGACAACATGTTCCACATCCGGGGCTTCGGCGGTAACCCGCTGGGCGGTCTTTCGACCCTCAGCTTCGGCCGTCAGACCTTCGGATTGGCGCAGGCCATCGAGCGGGCCTCGGGCGACACCTTCCGCAATGGCGTGCGGCCCTCCGGCCTGCTGAAGACTGCCGACAGCCTGACCCTCGACCAGCGCAAACAGGCCGAAGAACTGCTGCAGGAGAAGTTTGCGGGCGCGATCAATGCCGGGCGGCCAATGCTGCTCGACCGGGGCATGGACTGGGTCCAGCTCTCGATCAGCCCGGAAGATGCGCAGATGCTGCAAAGCCGGGCCTTCTCGGTCGAGGAGGTCTGCCGCTTCTTCGGTGTGCCACCGTTCATGGTCGGCCACACCGAGAAGACCACCAGCTGGGGTACCGGGCTCGAACAACAGACGCTGGGGTTCCAGAAGTTCACGCTGCGTCGGCGTTTGAAGCGCATCGAACAGGCGCTCGCGAAACAGCTGCTCTCGCCCGCTGACCGGCAGGCGGGGCTCGTGATTGAGTTCAACCTTGAAGGTTTGCTGCGCGGTGACAGCGCGGCGCGTGCCTCCTTCTACCAGTCGATGCTGGGAAGCGGCGTGATGACCATCAACGAGGTCCGCGCTCTTGAAAACCTGCCGCCGGTCGAAGGCGGCGATGTCCCCCGCATGCAGATGCAAAACGTGCCCATCAGTCAGGCAGTATTGCTGCCGCCAACCGGAGCGATTGCCCCATCGGAGCCCCCTAAATGAAACATCTCACCCTGACCCTCAAATCCAGTGACCTTCAGGACACCGGGCAGTTCGAGGGCTACGCCTCGACCTTCGGCAATGTCGACCAGGGCGGCGATCTCATCGAACCGGGCGCTTTCCGGGAGAGCGTCGCCAAGGCCCGCGCCGAAGGCTGGGGCATCCCGATGCTCTGGCAGCACGACCAGCGCGAACCGATCGGCGTCTGGCGCGACATCTTCGAGGATGACCGCGGCCTCTTCGTGCGCGGCCAGCTGATCCTCGACGGTGATCCGGTCGCCCAGCGTGCCTATGGCAAGCTGAAGCACGGCGCGCTTGGGGGCCTCTCGATCGGCTACACCATCCCCAAGGGCGGTGCCGCACCCGACCCCTACAAGGCCGGCGTCCTGCGTCTCAAGAAGATCGATCTTCGCGAAATCAGCCTCGTCACCATGCCCATGAATACCGAGGCCAAGGTAACGGCGGTCAAGACTGTGACGGACGGGCAGGTCCTGCCTTCGCTCCCAGATTTTGAGAATTTCCTGCGCGAGGCAGGGTTCTCGAAAAGCCAGGCCACCGCAATCGCGGGCAAAGGCCTCAAATCACTGCTCCGGAGTGAGTCCGGCAGTGAGACCTCCACCGACTTCCTGTCGGCACTCGCCGCGCAAATTCGCGGCTGAACCTCACTTGCACGGAGTTACCCCATGACCGATACCAAGAGCGCCGAGCAGCTTGCCGGCGAAGTGAAAGCTGCGTTTGACGCGCAGCAGCAGGCCGTAAAGAAGGACTTCGATACCCGCCATGACGAGGTCAAGGCGCTCGCCGAAGAAGCCCTCGGCAAGGCCGCAAAGGGCGAAGAGCTCTCTGCATCCACCAAGCAGCTGGCCGATGAGGCGCTGACCGCGCTCAATGAAGCCAAGGCCCGCCTCGACGAGGTCGAGCAGAAGCTTGCCCGCAAGAAGCAGGACGATGAACGTCACGAGCCGCGCACGCTCGGTGAACAGGTCGTCTCCAACGAAGCAATCCTGCCGTTCCTGAACAGCAAGACCGCGCGCGGGCGTGCCAGCGTCGAGGTGAAGTCGATCATCTCCTCGCTCACCACCGATGCCAATGGCTCGGCGGGCGACCTGATCGTGCCGGACCGTATTCCGGGCGTTATCGCACCGGGCCAGCGCCGTCTGACGGTGCGCGATCTGCTCACCCCGGGCCGGACTGCCAGCAACGCGGTGCAGTATGTGAAGGAAACCGGCTTCACCAACGCAGCGGCAACCGTCTCGGAAACGGCCGGCGCCACCAAGCCGCAGACCGACATCAAGTTCGATGTCGTCACCAGTAGCGTCACCACGATCGCCCACTGGGTTCTGGCCACCCGCCAGATCCTCGACGACGTGCCGATGCTCCAGTCCTACATCGATGGCCGCCTGACCTATGGTCTGGCGCTGGTCGAGGAAAACCAGCTGCTGAATGGCGGCGGTACAGGGACGGACCTCAACGGCATCTACACGCAGGCGACCGCCTTCACCCCGCCGATCACCATTCCGGCGCCGGTGACCAAGATCGACGTCCTGCGTCTGGCCATGCTGCAGACCGCGCTCTCCGAACTCATGTCTACGGGCCTTGTGCTGCACCCGGCCGACTGGGCCAGCATCGAACTGCTCAAGGACACCACCGGCCAGTTCATCATCGGCAATCCGCAGGGCAACCTGTCGCCGACGCTCTGGGGCCAGCCGGTCGTCTCCACCCAGTCGATGGCCACGGGCAAGTTCCTGACCGGCGCCTTCCAGCTGGGGGCGCAGATCTTCGATCGCATGGACGCCGTGGTCGAGATCTCGACCGAGGACGACCAGAACTTCCGCAAGAACCTCGTGACGGTGCTCGCCGAAGAGCGCCTCGCGCTCGCGGTCTACCGCCCTGAGGCCTTCGTGAAGGGTGACTTCTCGGCTGCGGCGACCGCCGCGACCAAGGTCTGATCTGACGGGGCCGGCCTGAGGGCTGGCCCCATTTCCTTTGGAGGGACGCTATGATCGTCAAAGCCCTGGACACTGTCCATGTGAGCTCGGTGAGCTCGAATAATATCGCAACCGGCCAGACCTTCGAGGTCGATGACCAGGCCGGTCGCAGTCTGATTGAGCGCGGCCTCGCCATCGAGGTCGACGCCCTGAAAGAACCTGCCGCCGCCGAGCCCGCAGCTCCTGATGAGACTGCCGTGACCCGCAAATCGGGATCTGCCCATCGCACAAAGGCCGAATAATGTCCGAGATCGTCACGGTAGAACCGCCACAGGATCGAGCCGTGACGCTCGAGGAAGCCCGCCAGCAACTCCGCCTCGATGGCCATGACGAGGATCTTCTGCTCGGGGCCAAGCTCGATGCGGCGCAAGCCGAACTCGAGCAACGGACAGGCCTGAAGCTGTGCGAACAGACCCTCGAATTGCAGCTGGAATGCTGGAGCCCTGAGATCAACGTGCCGGTCAGGCCCTGCAGTGTTGCCGAGATCCGCTACACGGCGGCCAATGGCGGGACCATCATTCTGCCCGAAAGCCACTATGTTGCCCGCAAAAGGCATGGGTTCACCCGCATCCGCCCGGCATCGGGCAAGTCATGGCCCGAACTTGGGCCAGATGGTCTGATCCAGGTGACGCTGTCGGCCGGGTTCGCGGAGAATGACCCCGATCTTGCAATCGCAAGGGCAGCCATCCTCGTCAAAACCGCCTCAATGTTCGAAAACCGGGAAGGTGCGGCCTGTCTCGCCTTCGACACGCTGGTCGCCCAGCTCCAGTCCCGATGGATCTAGCCTCCAAGCTCTCGGTCCGGATTCGGATCGAGCGCAAATCTGTCACGCATGACCCCCAATATGGGGCCGAGGCCGTGACATGGGTGCCGTTTGCCTGTGTCTGGGCCGAGGTGAAGGACATCCTGCCCTCGCGCGCCGAGCGCATGGCCGAACAGATTCAGATTGCGCGCCGACCGGCCCGGATCCGCATTCGCTACCTTGCCGGCATCACGCCTGACATGCGGGTGATCATCGACAATCGCATCCACCAGATCATCGCCGGCCCCTCGATGCTGGGGCGGCGTGAAGCCATCGAGCTGATGGTCGAAGAACTCTCAAGTGAAGGAGCCGCGCCATGACCTTCAGGCTCAAAGGCGGCCCCGAACTGCTGCAGCTCCTCGATCAGCTTCCCAAAAACCTCGAACGCAACGTCATCCGGGGCGGATTGCGTGCAGGCGCAAAGGTGATCCAGCAGCAGGCCAAGGCCAATGTGCCGGTGAAGACCGGGCAGCTGAAGCGTGCGATCGGGATCGGCACCCGGACGGACGGCGCGAAGCTCTCTTCTTCCGCCAAGCTGCGGGGAAAAGGCTCCTATCTCGGGCTCTTTATCGAATATGGCGTCGCGCCCCACCTGATCTCGGTGTCGGACGCCGATACGCCGGTTCGTGAAACCCGCCACGGCCCGCGCAAGGTCAGCATCGGCACGATGAACAAGATGCTGAAGCGCGGCAGCCTCAAGATCGGCGAGAACTTCGTCGGTCCTGTGGTCATGCACCCGGGGCACGCCGCCAAACCCTTCCTGCGCCCTGCTTTGGAGCAGAAAGCCGAGGAAGCCGTCACCGCCATGGGTGCCTACATCGCGCACCGGGTGCAGATCGGCGATCTCAAGGCCCCAGCTCTCGAGGTCGATGACGAATGAACGGCGTGATTGCGGTCCGCAGTCTCCTGGTGGGAGACTTGCGCGTCACAGCGCTTGTGCCGCGCGAGAGAATTGCCGCAGGCACCCTTCCGCAGGGCACTGTGCTCCCCGCCATCGCCCTGATGAGCATCGGCAGCGTCGACCGGAACGTGCCGTCTCCGGGGCCGAAGCGCCGGGTGTCCGAACGGGTGCAGGTGACCGTGCTGGCGCGGGCCTATCCGGAAGCCAAAACCATAATCGCCGCTGTCCGCGCGGCTGCTGCGGATCGCATGCCCCAAATCGACGGGCTCAGCGATGTCACTGTTCACACAGATTCCGCCGGTCCTGATTTCCTCGACGAGGAGACCGGCATCCACATGCAGGCGCAGGACTTCCGCGTCTCATTCAACGAGGCGCGTTGAAGCCTCACCTTCATAAGGACCTAATGCCATGACCGTTCGGACTTCCGCCGGCACCACCTTGAAGGTGTCGGCCTCTACCCCTGCGACCTTCGATGCCACCGGCTACAACGCGCTCACCATGACAGTGGTCGGCGAAGTCTCCGACCTTGGTGAGTTCGGCCGCGAGTTCAATCTCGTCACCTTCAACCCTGTCGGCAGCCGCGGCGTGGTCAAGAAGAAGGGCAGCTTCAACCAGGGCACGATGACCATTCAACTCGGCCTCGATACCGACGATGCCGGTCAGATCCTGCTGAAGTCCGCCTCCCTCTCGGACAGCGACCACAGCTTCCTCGTCACCACCCAGAACGGCGACAAGTACTACTTCCAGGCGCAGGTCATGAGCTTCAAGGTCAATGTCGGTTCGGTCGACCAGATCACCACCGCCTCTGTGACCCTCGAACTCACCACCAACTCCGCTGGTGTGGGCATCGTCGAAGTTCTCGCGCCCTGATCCCTGACACCCTGACGGAGAAATCTCATGTTTGATATCACCAAGCTTGCCGCCACCGAGACCTCGATCGTCGAGCTCGTCGGCGGCGATGATGCCCCGCTCTATGACGACAAGGGCAAGCGGCTGACGATCACGGTCTACGGCCCAGGCACCAAGGTCTATCAGCGCGCCCAGCAGCGTCAGCAGAACCAGCTGATGGACAAGATCAAGAAGCGCGGGAAGATGGACCAGACCGCCGAGGAGAAGCTTGCCGAACAGGCGGAATTCCTCGCCGCCTGCACAGTCAGCTTCAACGGCTTTGCCTATCCACCGGCCGCTGGCCTCGAAGGCCAGGACCTGTTCCGCAAGGCCTATGCCGACCCTTCGATCGGGTTCATTGCCGCCCAGGTTGCTGCCCACATCAATGACTGGGCAAATTTTACGAAGAGCTCGGCCGAGAGCTGA